TTGAATCAACTGAACTTTAGTTAGTTTCTTTAACTCCGATTGTGAAGGAACTTTCTTTGCAGGTTTCTTAGACACTGGTTTCTTTGCAACAGGTTTATCATCTTTATTGAAAACAAAGTGATAGACGATTGCAAGACCAATTACTCCTAGAATTACATATTCCATAATTTATACCTCTCGTTTATATAATTATTTATCCAACAAAGGATTCTTATCCTTTGCCTTGCCAATTGCAAGTGCAAGAACTTCCAAGTATTTATATACTTTTGCCCACACTTTGTCATCTGATGGTGTTGGAGTTAAAGCAACTATAACACTACAAATAGAGATAACAACTGGTATTACCATTAATATATTCCAAATTCCCATAATAAATTCTGCGATTGCTGTTAGCATATCCGCCTCCTTTATTTGATTAATATCGGAGTTATTTAGGTTTTATTGCTTCCGATTGAGTATTTTGTAGTCAATTTCCACTGACTTTTCTCTTTGAAAGGTATGATTTTAACTTGTGAAAGTGGTGCAGTTGGTTCTTTTATCTTATCATTATCTAAAACTTTGATAAGACTCCACTGTTGTAGAAGATTACAGATAGTGTTTCTTCTTCCGATATCATTCTCATCTATGTTGGTTGGTTTACCGTCAAGGGCAAACAGTTCTTTAAAATGAACAATGTAATACTTGCCTCTCTTATGTAAGATATGGCATGATTGGAAAAGTTCTTGTTCTCTTCGAGAGGCAACACCTATTCTCGAAAGTGTTTCTCGTATTTTAAGGAAGTCATCCTCTTTTTCAAAGGATATTTCTATTAGTTTTTCTACTAAAGGGTCTATTTCATTCATTATTTTTACCACCAAGGTGCATTCTATTCTTCAACTCACGATATTGTTTATCAGATAAGAGTGATGCATAATCTTTTGCCTCTCTTGTTGATACCTGATAATACTGTTTAATTACATCGAGTTTCTTAGAGACATATGGTTTACTCCACTTGGAGAACCTTTGTCTTCTTCTAAGGGTATTTAGAAAAAATACATATTGAAGACGACCCTCAGTCGAATGCCTGATGTTCATTTCGTTAGTCAAGAAGATACAATCTTCGTGGTATGATAATGATTTATTTATTAGGAACGGTTGATATGATTTCTCTTCGATATCATCAACCATGATATCTTTTTTGTCGTAAGAGACCGACTTGACAAAATCAAATGGATTGCGTTTTGCCATTGTTTACCTATGCTTTACAAACTTGTCTACTAGGTCTTGACCAGTCAATTGTATACCCATAATAATGACTTCATCATTATCTAAAGTTCTTCTGACTGAACCATCGTTGAATTCAACATCAACAACATTTCTGGTTCCCTTTGCAGTATCTTCTGGTCTATCATCGTACCAGATACTATCAAGTGAATGTGCATGAATTTGTTTAACAGTTTTAGCCCATGTTTCTGCTTCTATTTTAAGTCTTTGCAGTTCGACTCTCTCATCATATTGTGTCATCTTTTCTCCCTTCTTCAAACAGTTTGTTTGCTTGTCTTTGTAGACTTCTCTCTAAATGGTAATCAAACCATCTTGCTATCCATTGTCTAATCTTACCCATTACGCTTCTTTATTTGGGTTCCAAATAGTTAAGTTTTTAGTCCTTAATCTATTCACTACTAGGTTGTATCTTGATTGTTCTTCCTTCCATTCTTTTAACCATTTCTCACCATCTCTCTCTGCATCAACAAAGATTGCATTTGTGAATGCAAGTGGTAATAAAATACCTATGTGTATAAAGATACTTATAACTGTATTGTAGTTAAAGAATCCTAGATAGTTTGCAGCTAAGAAACCAAAGAACACTGACCATACAGTGAACAAGACTAGCATAAAGTAAGTCTGTAAACTTGGGTCAGGAATGCGTGATAGTGGATTGTATCTAACATCCATTACTCTTCTCCATCCACTGACAAGTTTCATTACACTTCTTCTGAAGAGACTAGGTTTTTTTATACTTGGTTCAATCATTTTTTTCTCCGTTGAATCTAATGTACTCTTTTATAACATGCATACCAACTGTTGCCCATGTCACTACTACTAAACTCCAAAACAATACTTCCATCATTTGAATTTACACTCTGACATTATTTCTGTTAGACATGCAGTGAAGTTAATTTCTGAATCCATTGAAAATGCAGATTTGTATTGATAGTCTGCAATAATTAAGACTGCGGCAGGTACAGAACTAGGTTCTAATTTAGATTCAAGTGAATTGAAAACCTTTCTGTAAAGTGTATTGAAGTCGTTATCAGAATTCTGACCGACCCACTTTCTCATGTCTGACCATTTCTTATCTTTAAGCATGTTGATTAGTGGTGTAAGTTTCTCTTCTGACAATGTAGATAGTAATCCACTATCGATAACACCACTTGCACCATATCTTTGAATTTCATTTAGACATCTTCTGAAGTCTGGAAAGAATTTCATAATAAGTTCTGCAAGGACTTTATTGTCTGCTTGAATACCCTCTGCATCACAAATCTCATTGCATCTTTTCATCATTTGTTGTGCAAGGATTGGTTTGTCTGAAGGTTTGATTAAGAAATCAATTACTGTTGTTCGTGAGTGTAGAGGTGGAATAATTCTATTCTTGTAATTACAAGTAAAGATAAATCTGCAATTAGATGAGAACTCTTCTATAAAGTTTCTCAATGCAGGTTGCACTGAATCAGCAGATATATAATCTGCCTCATCTAGTATCACGACTTTAGGTCCACCTGAAAGTGATACTGTTGATGCAAAGTTTTTGATTTTAGTCCTGAGTGTATCAATCAATCTGCCTTCGTCTGAACCGTTTATAACAATGAAGTCTGCACCAAGTTCATTACATAATGCTTTTGCAATGGTTGTTTTACCACAACCTGCAGAACCACATAACATAAGATTTGGTATTTGTTCTTGTTTAACAAACTCTCTGAAAGTAGATTTGATTGATTCAGGAAGAATTGTGTCCTCAATATTTTGAGGACGATATTTTTCTACAAATAAAAATTCTTGATTCATAATTAGATGTTAAAACCCCTCCGAATTAACTGTTGTAAGAACCCTTGAAGATTGATGAGATTTCTTACATCCCGAGTATAGAGCTGAGACTATAACCCTATTCACACTATTATATATATGTCTATTGACCATATTTTGAATCAGGTTCAAGTGCAATAAAGTATTCTAACTCTATATCTTTGTTATTGAAGTGTGAAATACCTTTAGAAGATACTGAAACTGAATAGTTTCCTTCTAACACTTTCAAATTATCAATCTTGAAATTGAAAGTAAACGGTGTTCCGTCTCCTGTGCCTACAGTTCTACTGAATGAATTAGATGTTGCATTCTTTTTATCAGTCACTTCCAATGTCATGGTAGTTCCGTCTGATTTAAGAATCAAATCATTCACACCTAGAACACTAGCTGCCTTGTTTAAATCGTTTAGAAGTGATGATGAAACATCGAAAGATACTTCCGCATCTGGCATTGTTATCATCTTCTCTGGTGATGTCACCATTCCTTCACTTGCATAAAAGTATGCCAATGCAGAATTTGTATCTGAGATTGTCACACTTGCATCACCGAATTGAAAGTCTGCATCTTCTAAAAGAGAAGTTGCACCTAAGAATTCAGGTAGATTGTAGATTGAGAAATCCTGTGGAAACTCTTCGTCTACTGTTGCAACTGCCAGAATGTTTTTCATATTTGAAATTGTCTGCAGTTTTTTACCACTGGTAACTTTAATACCAGAATTTATTGTTGAGAAGTTCTTTAGAACATCCCTCGTATCATTACTAATTTTCATCACTTGTTAGCCTCCTTATTTGCTTTATCGTGAACATGTAGCATAAACAAAGCATAATGTAAAACCTTTAAGAGGTCTGCTCTATTCTTCCCACCTTTTTTACCGTATCGTTGTGCATATTTCATTATGTTTCCGATACAAAAACCCTCACCATGTCCTGAATCTATAATAAATTCAGTAGATTGGTATTTGTTAAGAGAGTAATGTTGGTCATAAGTCTTATCGATATAAGAGGCAAGTTCCGTTAGGGACTTGTCCTCATTATATTTGTAGTCGATTGTAGTCTTTTTACCAAACATATTAATCATTATACTCTGAAGTCTCTGATTCGTCAATAGGGTTTTCCTCAGTTAGAGAAACACCCTCATCGATTTTAGTGTAGAGGTCAAGAATAGACATTCTAGTCTCTTCATCAAACCTTGAAATACACATTTCAATAGACTTCATTCTATCATCAAACATTCTGAATGCATTGACAATGTGAACAAGTCTTCTTGTTGTAATCACATCATCGATAGCACCTTCATAGAAGGTTTTTCTGATAATGTCTGCCCAATCTACCAACTTGGTAGTGAACTCTGAATCGACTGCACCAGTTAGTGCCATTTCTTTTTCAAGAATTTTCTTTTCAACTGACACTGGTGGATATTCTTGTTGCATTGTAATCGCAAATCTTTCTAACATTGCCTCATTCATGATTTGAGTTCCGATGAACTTGCCATCTTCTGAACCTTGACCTTTAGTATTTGCAGTTGCAAGAATTGTAAAACCTGGTTTAGGTGTCACCCACTCTCCAGTTTTTTTGATTAGATATCCTTTACCTTCAAGAACTGATTGTAAACACATCAACTTGTTTGAACCAAGGTCGACTTCGTCTAATAGAAGTACAGAACCTTTTCTCATTGCCTTGATAACAGGACCTTCTCTGAAAGAAATATTGCCATTAACAAGTGTGTGACCACCCATTAAATCATCTTCATCAGTTTCAATAGTCACATTGACTCTGAAAAGTTCCCTCTTTAAAGAGGCACAAACTTGTTCAATCATTAATGTTTTACCATTACCTGAAAGACCAGTCACAAACACTGGAAAGAATATTCCAGATTTGATTATGTTCTTGACATCTTTGAAATGTCCGAAAGGAACATAATTGGTCATTTTCTCTGGAACAATTTTAACATTGTCTTCGAGTATATTAACCGACTCTGTTTGAGCCGCAACTGGCATATTACCAACAGGCATAGATGCCATTGGCATAACAGGTTGTGGTTTCACTGGCATTGGAATGACATTGGTCATTAATGCAGATAAATCAAATATCGATGCATCAGAATTTCTGAATGGATATTTGGTTGATTTGACCCAATATGGGACAGCACCAACATTCTCTAAATCTTCTTTAGAAAATGAAGTTTGGTCTGGATAGACCGATTGTAAAGTCGCGATAAACTCTTGTCTATCAGGACTCATTCTAAAATCTTTACCATTTACTGATACAGATTCCGTCATAGTTGAATAACTCATATAGTCTCCTTTTCTTTGTTATTATTTCTCATCATTTGGATATGGTATCAAAAAGTGATACGCATTGGCAACCGCCTACTCGCATATTCTTAGAATCCTCTCTAAGTCTTTTTCAATTGATACCATACCTTTTGCTTTTTTAGAGTATGTTTCCATTTCTCCATTATTAACCCAAAATCTGAATGCTTTGCATTCGACTTTTTCTTCGGCACATTGTTTAATTCTAGGGCAATCAAACTGAACGCAAGGACTTGGTCCTACATCCATGACTGCATCTGCAAACTTTGAATATGAACTATCGAAGTTGTGGTAATATGCCTGGTCTACTTGTAATGGGTCTCTTGTTTTCATTATGCTATCTCCTTTATGAATTCATTTGTTAAAAATCTTGATGTTGATTTAGACTTTTGGTTTTTCTTAAAGGCAGTTGTTAGTTTACCTTTCTTCGCACCAATTAATTCTTCATCAAGTTCGTCTTCACCAGAAACAACTAAAGTAGTTGAACCAGTGGTGAATAGTTTTCCGTACCCTTTAGTTTCCCAAACAGTACCAGTTTTTCTAGTTTGTAACCAAGCAGAGTTGTCTGAATAATCCATATCTTGACCTATCGTGCTCATAAGATTCATGAAGTCTTGTTTTCTGCCACAAACAAAGTAACCAGTTGTTATAACTCCTGTTTCTGATTTTAACCACTCTAAGATGTTTTGAGTTCTCTCAAAATCTCCTCTTCCGTATCTGTCTGTTTCATAGTCATAAACTTTTCCAGAATATGGGTCAACTATTTTTCTTTTCTTTTGAGTCATCCATCTGTCACCTTCACCTATTTGTTCTGCAATTTGTTTCTCTTCTTCTGCATCAGGATAGAGGCAGTCTGCTCTGTGACTATAACCATCAGTGATAATTGTTAGAATTGATTTCTCAATTCCGTATGAACTGTTGAATTCTGGAATTAGGTTTCTCATTCCAACCAAACACTGGTCAAGAGGAGTTCCACCCAAACCATATCCTGCTGGGTGATTATATCTTGTGTTCCAGTAATAACCTTGTGGGTCAATGTAGTCAGCACCTTCAAACCATTCATTGAATGCTTCTGCTTTCTTTTCGAAACCTCTCTGATGATAACTTCCGATATCAGAAGTATAATGTTCATTGTAAAGACCACCAAGAATTGTTATTGCATCTAAGTATTCTTTTGATTTCATTTCGTTAGAGAAAATTTCAACAAGTCTGATATTGCCTTCGTCTCTGTCCCAACCATATCTTGAATTGTGCATGATTTGGTCAGAGAACAAGTATACTCTGAAAGGTATCTCAACCTTTTTACAGAACATTGCAAGTATCAATGATTGTTCTAATAAGTCCATAACTTCACCACAAATTGAACCAGACCAGTCAAGTAGAACTTGAACACCATGATTCTTTCCGTCTGGAAGATATGTCATTCTTTTGAAAACATCATCAACGATTTGGTACTTAGCAAGTCTATTCATATCTAACTTACCAGTTTTACCAGTGAAAGCATGTGCTTGAGCAAGAGCAGCTTGTTTCATTTCAAACTCTTTTGCCATATGCATGACTACCTTTTTGTTTTTATCAACTAATTTTCTACCAGAAACTTCTGCCATTTTTTTAGTTTTTTCAGTTTCTAAATCTCTGAATTCATCACTATCTAAAACCTCACCACTTTTGTCTTTTCCTTCAAAGAAGTTTTTCCAATCTTGTCTCACTCTCTTATAAGGATAAACAATATCAGTCATTGCTTTCGACTTCATTTTTTCTTTCAGATTGATATGAGTCATAATCACATTACTGTCTGAAATAAATTGTTCTTCATTGTTATGTGCATTGTGTTCAGTGATAGACTCTCTAGCACCATCTTCTGAATCGTAATTCTCTGCATCATAACCAAGACCACCTTTTCTACCAGTATCTTTTCTTTCTTCTTCAGATTCTTTATCGGTTTCTTCTTCACCAGAATCTTCAGTGTCTTCTACATCTGGAAGATTATCTTCATCTGAATCTTCTTCTGAATCCATATAATCATCATCGTATGAATCTGAACCATCTTCGAAGTCTTCATCGTTTTGATTTTCTTCTTCTTCGTCTGACTCTTCATCATCACCGATATCGAACATTTGAGGAACTAATTTTTCATCGTCTTCAGTTCTTGTCTCATTTTCTTTAGACCATTCATAGATTGCAGTTGCACATTCTTCGACTTCTTCCCAAGTCTGACAAGACATTGCCCAATCTAAGAACTTTTGTTCTTCATCAGTTAGTTTGATGTTGACTCTCTGACCACATTTAGTAATCAAATTGATTTTATCAATCAGTGAAGTTTCTTGTAGATTTCTTGTATTAACACCGAAGAAATCGATGTCCATTAATTCGTTGTATGCTTTAAAGAAAGATTTTCTAAGACCAGGATAAGTCTCTTTAATCATTCTCTCAATTCTGACATCTTCAACAACATTCAAATACCCTTTAAGAGTTTTGTTTTTTGTCACTGCAGAATGAACACCTTCATAAGGTGTATTCAATGCATGTGAAACTTCGTGACCCATAAACAAGTCATAAAGTTCTGGTGAAATGTCTTCTTTAAGAATAGGACAACAAAGTATTCTATTCTTCAAATCGAAGTATGCAGTAGGAACTTTCCTATGCACGATTGTTAAGTTTTCCTTTGCCAGTAATTTTGCAAGGTTGTCTTTTTGTATTAGTAGTTTCTCAGTCATAAGGTAATGGTATCAAAAAGTGCGTAGCAATGTCAACGCTTGAGTTGAATAAATTTTCTCCTTGATTTGGAGAACTGTTTCATAGGAGACTTAAAGATGATTTCTTCTTTAGTTCCAGTCTTGATATAACCAACTAGATGTCCAGCATCATTGACCATATAAGTGTGATTAGATATGTTCCAATCTGTAATTTCTTTAAGATATTTCATAATCTCTCCTCATCAATATGCAACCATGGTATCAAAAAGTGATACGCATTGGCAACCGCTGAGGTTATAGATTATCTTATAAGTCGAATTGGGAGAGGTTTGGGTCGTTGGTTTGAAGGTCGGTGAGTATGTTTTCTGATTTACCAGTGTACCATTGTGCAATAGTATATCGACTGTTCCGTCTCACTGGAGACACTCCATGAAGAGTGGAGACACCACGGAAGACAACTGACTGACCTTGTTTAGGGGTATGTTTGAATGATTCCTCATACCATGATTCGGCATACTCTGGAAACCATGTTTCACCACCATTATAGTTAGTATTCAGGTAGGTTATACTAGTCCATTCACGATTTGGGTTGTCTTTTATGTTAAAACTTGCACGATTATTATCTAAATCTTCTTGTAATTCATCAGTTGGGTCGTCAAGTTCGTATGTAGAATAGGTATCTACATGTGGATGTTGTTGTCCACCTATTGGCCATTCTGCAATTAATGACATTTCTGGATACATTGGTTTCTGTAAATGACCAACCAACCATGAAATATTGTCGTAAGTCATACGATTAAAGAGTTTTCTTACATCATTATCTAAAATGGTGTGTCTTGTTA